TGAAAGACGCTGATCTGCGAATGCTGATCACCGAAGCCAAAGCCTTTGGTTTACCGCTGGATGAGTTCCCCAAAGCAGACCCATTCAATATTGAATTTGAACGATGGACCCCAGAGCAAGCCCAGCGAATATTCCTGACTTGCTTCAATGCTTATTGCCATTGGCAACAACAGCGCGTGGGGTAATCCATGACAGATAAGAAGAAAGCCGCCACCGAACGTAAGCGCCGCCAAAGGCAAAGAGAGAAAGAGGCCGATATTCAAGAACTACGGCTGAAGGTGTCCAAAGTTGAGCGCGAACGATTAGCGAAAATGTGCCAAGTTCGCGCAGGTTCCCGGGAGCCCTACGACGCGGCCGAGTATGTCGCCCTGCTTATTCAACGTGATTGGGAAAAGTTGCAAAAGCAGCTGGCCGAGTTAAACAGCCAGTGTTGTGGTAAGTGCAAGGATCCGTTACCCGGTGGGTGCGATGGTTTGTTTAAAGGGGATTCAGAGTGTTTTCACACCTGGCCAAACTGGAAGGATTTAACTTTATGAGATTAAGCCATAGAAGAAAGAGAGCAAGTAAACGTGGGCTGTACTGGCCATCGAGGACCAAACAAGCCAGAGAACGCCGCGAAGCGAAAGCCCGCGCCATCGTTGAATTTATGGAGCATGGTAGAAAGGTGTCTGCTATGGCTACAGCAGCTGCAAACCTTGGTATGGCACTGCAACAACTGGGGAATGTTGCCAAACGAAAAGTCGAGGAGATTAAAAGCTGGCTGTTACCGCGTGACGCGTCACATCAAAAAGTAAGCGCATTATGTAATGGTCACACAGTAACAATTTTGGTTAAAACACCACAAAGCGACAAAATTTGAAATTATTACCACAAAATGACTTGAAACCACTAAGGGTTTTCAGTATGTTTCTATGTATTGTGGTTTTCGTGTCTTTAACGAGAGCCACAAAGATTCCTTTAAGCCTGGAATCACCTAGCCAACCGACGTTGTACATTGAAAAGTATTTTTTCTAACCCGCTATCAATCTGGTAGCGGGTTTTTTTATGCCTGAAGCCTATGCCTGATAAAGATCCTAATAACTACAGCCTAATAACGTATTTGGCCTTCACGGGCGCAGCGTTATGGGGCGGGTTAGTAACCCATATTCAACACATCCGAAGACACAATAAACCTTTCCTTTGGCGTGAAGCCTTCATGCAAATAGCCGTTAGCGGTTTTGCTGGCATGTTAGCCAGTTTGCTTTGTTGGTACCTATCAGCCCCGGTTCCATTAGCTGGCTTTATGGCTGGTACTGCCGGGTTTATGGGTAGTCGCGCCCTAGCGTTGTTTGAGCAACGTTTTGCCAAGTTTGTGGAGTAACCAAGATGGACGCTAAACAGTTAACCACCTTAGTGGTGCGCCCGACCTTAAAACAGTTGGGGTTGTATAGCCGATCAGCTGAACAGTTGATCGTCGGTACCATTTACCAGGAAAGCCGCGCCAAATACCTAAAACAGCTAGGCAATGGCCCAGCGTTGGGTGTTATCCAAATGGAGCCGGCAACCTATCAAGATATTTGGAACAACTACCTAGCATATAAACGTAACCTGGCGAATCAAATCACCGAGTTAGCCAGCATGGCCAGCTTAGATGAAGACATGCGCCCGGACGTTAACCAGCTTGTCACTAACTTGTCGTTTGCGGTGGCTATGTGTCGCGCCCATTACCTACGCCAAAAGCCAGCGTTACCCGCTGCCGATGATATCGACGGGTTAGCCCAGTATTGGAAAGACCATTACAACACCCATTTGGGTGCGGGCACGGTTGACGAGTTCAAAGAGAATTTCCCGCTTGAGGTTCTGAATTGTTAAGCAGGGACAGCAGCGCACCCGAACAGGTGCATTAATAGGGCGGCCGTGTTGGTTGCCCTTTCTTTTATAGGAGTAAAGCCGACATGAAACACCTATTAATGGTGGCGTTCTTTCTGATCGCCCCCGCCGCTTTAGCCAGTGGAGTATCCCCCGAGTTACCGCCAGTGGATTGGGTAACGTTGCTAACGGTCTTTGGTGGTGAGTACGGGAAAGTGATTGCGGCCTGGGTATCTGTTGCCCTGGTTGTATGGTCCCAAGTTCGCCAGCTTATCCCGCCTGAATGGATGGCTAAGTTACCAACCTGGTTGATTACATTGCTTGAGTTCTTGGCAGCCAACAAAGGCCGAGCCAGTAACGAGTTAATCAACGACCCTAAACACATCAAGCGGGTGACGCCTACATGAATCTGCCCGGCTGGTTAACCGTGGTGCCGGTTCTGGTTACCAGGTTCTTTAATGAGCTGGACCGCCACCGCGCTGAAGCGAAACGAATACGCCGAGAGGATCGACTTAATGAGATTAAAGAAGACCCCGACGCTATTAACTCTGATCGCTTCGGTCCTAGTTCTGGCCGGGTGTCAATCAACCCAACCAAGCAGGACAACAAACAACATTGATTGTAAGCCTATCGCCCCACAGCTGGAATGGTACAGCGTGGATGAAGGCGGCGTTTACTACCCAAAGCAATCATATACAAACTTACAGCTATACATCGAGGCGCTAAACAACTGCATCGATGACCATCAAGAATAAGTGACCCAAGGCTACTGGCTGCCTTAAAGCCAGTTCTAACACCGCCAAAGGCAACGTAATGCTAGTGACTTTGCGACGTCGTCGAGCGTCGCCAGGCTTCGGCCATTAAACAGCAGTGCCCACGGCGGTGACCCTTTTGTATATCCCTTATGTATTCACTGAGTATCTAAAGGATATCTAACGAGGTAAGACAATGGTTTCACGAACACCAAGAGCGTGCCGGCATCCCCATTGTTCTGGCTTAACCATAGACCGTTCAGGCTATTGCGATAAGCACCGCAACACTGGATGGGAGAACCACCAAGGTGGACGAACCCGACACCAACGTGGTTATGGCAGCGAGTGGGACAAGTTACGCCGTCGTATTCTCAAGCGTGATAAGCATCTATGCCAGGAGTGTTTGCGCGGTGGTCGTGCTGTTCCTGCCAGTGATGTGGACCATATCACCGCTAAGAAGCACGGCGGATTGGATGAAGACAACAACTTGGAGTCGTTATGCCGAACGTGTCACCGAGCCAAAACAGCAAGGGAAAGGTTAAAACAACCCCAGTAATTCAACGAAAGCAGATCATTACCATGATCAAAGTGTCGTTTTGGGTACCAATTTATTTAAAAACATTGACCCTATTTTGCTGGACCTTCGGCACTAGACCAGACCCCGTCAGAGTTAACCAGACGATACGTAAAGGCATCAAGGTGATACCACATCAACACCAGAGCCGAAAAGGTTTAAAAGCGATCCTATGGCGTGTGCTATGTCCTTTCACACACCCCCAGGGGGTGGGCAAATCCCTATAGCCTATTCAACGGGGACCGACACCCCAGGGACATTTTTATACGCGATAAATAAGGATCTTTTTTTCACGGGGCGAGATCGTCACCGTGACACGTCACAACATAACGAGGTTTTCAAATGGCGAGAGCAGCCGGGGGCGGCCGCAAGGCAGGTAAAAATACGTTACCCAGTGCGCCAGCCCATGAAGCATTGGTGAAGATTGATCCGCCGGACCAGTTACGCGACGAAAGCGCATTGGCGATCTGGCAGACACAAAGCCGCGTCCTGATGGACCGACAATTATTGACCATCGACCACGGCCCGTTGCTGTTGGCTTACTGCAATAGCTTTTCGCTGTACCTGGAAGCAGAGCAAGCGATCAGCGATGAAGGGCTAACCGTATTCAGTGCCAAAGGTGGTCCCAAGAAAAACCCCAGCGTGAACGTTCGCCAGGATGCGTTGGCCAGCATGGTTAGGATCGGCAGCTTGTTAGGGCTTGACCCGCTAAGTATGCGCCGAATGACCGGTGGCAGTAGTGGCGACAAAGACGGCAACGAGAACGAATTTAGCGAGTTTCTGTAATGGCTAAGAATCCGAGCGTTAACGCCGCCGCGAAATATGCGCGCGACGTCGTCAGCGGTCGGATTGTGGCGTGTAAGTACGTCATACAGGCTTGCCAACGTCACCTAGATGATTTGGCAAGATGCAAAGCCAAGGGCTATCCGTACCGCTTCAACAAAGACAAGGCCGAAAGGGCTTGTAAGTTCATTCAACTATTGCCCCACACCAAAGGGGAGTGGGCACGAAAGCCATTGTCCGAGCGTCGGATCGAGCTTGAACCCTGGCAATTGTTCATCCATGCCGTGATCTACGGTTGGGAGCGTAAGAGCGATAAAACCCGCCGTTTCCGTACTGCTTACATTGAAGTACCCAGGAAGAATGGAAAAAGCATCATTGCCGCTGGTAATGGGCTTTACACCTTCGGCCCAGATGGTGAATACGGTGCCGAGGTGTATTGCGGTGCGACCACAGAAAAACAAGCCTGGGAGGTATTCAAACCCGCCAGGCTAATGGCTAAGGCACTGCCAAACTTGCGCCGGTCATTCATGATCGACGTGATGGCCAAGAAAATGGAAAGGCCCGACGGCAGCGTGTTTGAACCGGTGATCGGTGACCCTGGCGACGGTTCCAGCCCCCATTGCGCCATCATCGATGAATATCACGAACATGACGGCCCCGAGCTTATGGATACCATGGCCACGGGTATGGGTGCGCGAGAGCAGCCATTAATATTCGTGATCACCACCGCCGGTTCTAATATCGCCGGACCGTGTAAAGACTTACACGACGATGTGGTGAAAGTGCTTGAAGGCAGCGTGGAAGATGACGAGATTTTCGGGATCATCTACACCATAGACGAGGGCGACGACTGGACCGACCCAAGCGTGTTGGTAAAGGCAAACCCAAACATTGCGGTATCGGTGAAATCCGATTACCTGGCAAGCCAGCAGCGCCGTGCTATACGCAACCCGCGTTACGCCAACATATTCAAAACTAAGCATTTGAATATTTGGGTGAACAGTTCGGCGGCGTTCTTCAACTTGGAACACTGGAAAGCGTCGGAAAACCTCGATCTTAGGATTGAAGACTTTACCGATTGCCCCGCGTGGTTTTCGCTCGATCTGGCCAGTAAGCTGGACGTGTGTTCTTTCGTGCAAGTCTTCGCAAGATGGGAAGACGACGGCCAATTGCATTATTACTGTTTTAGCCGCCATTACTTACCGGAAGAAACCATTTTCGACCAGGACCAAAAAAACGCCAAGTTGTACCAACGATGGGTAAATACACCATGGCAAAACAGCGACGGCAGCGCCTTAAAACAAACCGACGGCGCAGAGGTGGATTTTGGCGAAGTCGGCGACGAAGTGCTGGCCCTGGCGGAATCATTCATGGTTCGAGAAGTACCCCACGATCCATGGAACAGCGCGCAGCTGGCGCAACAACTGAATGAACAAGGCTTGACCGCCGTCAAGATCCCACAAACAACCGCCCACTTATCCCCGGGCATGAAAGAGCTTGAATCCGCCTTGAAAGCGGGCCGTTTTCACCACGATGGAAACCCAGTTTTAACCTGGATGATGTCCAACGTTGTGGCCAAAGAAGACGCCAACGAAAACGTATTTCCAAGGAAGGACAAGAAGGATCAGAAAATCGACGGCGCGGTGGCGCTGATTATGGCGACCTATCGCGCAATGCTAGACGAAGGCGAGGGGCCGAGTGTGTATGAAGATGAAGACGTGATGTTATTCCTATGAGTTATTTAAACGAACTGTTAGCCCTGGCGGGTTTAACGCTGTTGGCTTATGGCCTGGCGATCTTGTGGGGAATCCCACTGGCTTGCATTGTGATCGGTGTTATCTGCCTGGTGCTGGCGTTATTCAAACCCATGATTGAAGCGATCAGAGGTAACTATGTTCTTGAGCAAACTACTGACCCCGAGAGCGGCGGCGATTAAGCCCAACCCGGGGCGGTCTGATAGCTTCTTGGGAGGTAAAACCCGAAGTGGCCAAAGTGTCACGCCAGAATCAGCGTTACGTGTAGCGGCGGTATATTCCAGCGTTCGCGTGTTGTCTGAAACATTGGCCGCGCTGCCATTAGGGCTTTATCGCAAGGAGGGCCGAAACCGAAACGAAGCCAGCGACCACCCGTTACACCAAATTTTATCCATTTTACCTAACAGTGAAGTGACCTCGTTTGATCTTCGGGTTCAGATGTTGGCCAGCTTGTTATTGCAGGGTAACGCCTACAACCAGGTATTACGAGATAGAGCCGGCCGAGTGGGTGAAATCTGGCCATTAATGCCGGAAAAATGCCGCCTCGATAGAGTCAAAGCCACTGGCCGATTGGTATTAGTGGTCGAAGGTGAAGCCAGTGCCTGGAACATGAACAAGGTATGGCGCGTTAATGGATTAACCACCAATGGCATTGAAGGATTAACGCCTATTGGTTTGTTGCGTGAAACTATCGGATCAGCCATGGCCATGGAGCATTACGCCGCTTCAATCTATGGCAACGGGGCGAAACCAGGCGGGGTGTTATCCCTGGCGGGCAAGTTATCCAAAGACGGCCAGCAACGATTGTTGGATTCTTGGAACCAGACCCATGGCGGAACAGACAACGCCAACAAAGTGGCCGTTTTACAAGAAGGGATGAAATGGCAGCAGATCAGCATGAGCGCTGAAGACGCCCAGTTTATTGAATCTCGAAAGTATAACCGCAGTGAAATAGCCGGTATTTACGGGGTGCCTAATCACATGATTGGGGATCTTGAAAAAGCCACTTTTTCAAACATCGAACACCAAAGTTTGCAGTTTGTTATCTATGCGCTGATGCCTTGGATAACACGCATCGAGCAATCTATTACCCGCGATCTGTTGCTGCCGTCAGAACGTGGCACTGTTTACCCGAAATTCAACGTTAGAGGCTTATTGCGAGGGGATACCGCCGCGCGTTCAACTTTCTATAAAGAGTTGTTCAACGTGGGCGCATTCAGTCCAAACATGATCCTAGCGTTGGAAGATGAAAACCCAGTGGATAACGGTGATCAGCATTTCATTAACGCCGCAAATATAACCTTGGAGCAAGCAGCCAATGCCAAACAAAACGAAGGGCAAGAGTAAGCCCAATTGGTACCGCATTAATAACGCGGTCGGCGGTGGTCCAGTCACGATTCTGATTTATGACGAAATCGGATACTGGGGCGTCACCGCTGAACAGTTCGTGAATGAATTGAACACCATTGACGCGGAAGAAATCGAACTACGCATTAACAGCCCAGGCGGCAGCGTATTTGAAGGCATGGCGATTTACAACGCCTTACGCCGTCACAAAGCGAAGGTAAATACCTACATTGACGGCCTAGCCGCTTCAATGGGCAGCGTGATCGCCTTGGCGGGCGATGAAGTAAACATGGCTGAAAATGCCTATTACATGATCCACAACCCGTGGGGCGGTTGTTACGGCGAAGCCAAAGACATGCGCAAGTACGCCGATCGATTGGATGAAATGCGAGAGCAGATCGCCAATATCTATCAGGCTAAAACGGGCATGGACCGCGACGCCATTTTACAAGCTATGGATGATGAAACCTGGTACACGGGCACAACCGCCCAGGACGCGGGTTTTATTGACACCCTAACTGAAACCCTAGACGCAGCGGCTTGCTATCACGGCACCGACGCGGCGGGACGTTTTGGTAAAGCGCCGATCACCATCGAGCGCGCATCCGTCGAGCAGGAACCGCCGCAGCCTGAACGACCTACTCGCTTAATTGCGGCAAAACTCGATCTATTACGTCAAGAAGACAATCTTTAAGGAGTAAACACCCGTGACTATCCACGAAATGAAAATGGCTGCCGCTGGTAAGCTAGAAAAGATGCGCGCCATTGTTAATAAGGCTGATGCAGAAGATCGTGATCTGACTGATGAAGAACAAACCCAGTATGATGGGCTGAAATCAGAGCGCGCCAGCATTGATAAGCGTATTACCCGTGCTGAAGAATTGGAGCGTGAAGAATCGGCCCTGGGTGAATTGGAAGACCAACCACACAAGCCAACGCCAAATAACGGCGATACGAACGAAACGCCAACCAATAGCAAAGTGTACATCGACGCTTTCGCTAAAGTGGTAAAAGCTCGACGCAATCAAGTGTCTGGTGACGCACAAAGCGCCCTGAAAATTGGCACGACAGACGGCCACTTTGCTGTCCCTGAAACCTACCGTAAAAAAATGGTGCTGAAACTGGGCAACCATAACTGTTTGCGTGAAATCGCGAACGTAATTCCAACAGAATCAACAGAAAACATCCCAGTAGTGACCGATAACGGTACAGCTGGCTGGGTTGATGAGTTAGGCACTTATCCTGAATCAGATATGACCGGCGACCGTAAGGTGTTGGGCGCTCATAAGCTGGGCCGTATCTGTAAAGTATCGGAAGAATTACTGCAAGATGAAGCGGTCAGCCTTGAAAATACGCTTGCTGATTCTTACGCGAAATCCTTTGGTGATGCTGAAGAAGATGCCATGTGGAATGGTGACGGTAATAAAAAACCAACGGGCCTCAAAACCCAAGTCAAAAAGAAAGTGACGGCAGCGGCAGCGGCTGGAATCTCTTATGACGATTTGGTTGATCTTCAGCATGGGGTTAAGCGCCCGTACCGTAAAAATGGTGTGTATGTGCTTAATGACTTAACCATTGCCATGGTTCGCAAGCTGAAGAACGACAAAGGCGAACCAATCTGGCAAGACAGCATGAAAGACGGTGAGCCGGATCGCTTACTTGGCAAGCCGGTTCATTCAACGGACGCGCTTTCTGTTCCCGCTGCCAGCCAAGTGTCAGCCATGTTTGGTGACTTCAAACAGGGCGTGGACATTGGCGATCGTGGTGCCATTTACATGCAACGTTTAGAAGAATTGTACGCCGCTGAGGGTGCAATTGGTTTCCGTATGCGTAGCCGCGTGGACTGCATCCTGAAAGACGAAGACGCAGTGGCGAAACTGGAACACCCAGCCGCTTAATTCGCTAACTAACCGGGGCCAAAATGGCCCCGTTTTTTATTGTCGATAAGGAAACATCATGGCAGCACGTAAAGCAGCGGCTAAAAAGGTTGAAAAGCCGGAAGAACAACCGGCACCAGAAACCCAAGAGCCAACCCAACCCGATCCCGCACCGGTAGAGGCTGAAAGCTCGAAAGAGGTGGAAGAAGTACCACAGGACCCGGAAGAAGAACCCGCCGCGCCAGAGGCTGAAAGCCAACAAGAGCCGGAAGAAACCCCGCCTTTGGAAAACCCAGAAGAACCAAAGGACGACAATCTGGCCACTTGTGTGCTGAATACAGGACTCGCGACAGCGATACACACCTATAAACCAGGTGATCGTTACACCGCGACCCCGGAAACAGTCCAGCGTTTGATTGACCGAGGCATGGCCAAGCCAGTGGAGGCGTAAACCATGTTGCTGTCACTCGAAGAAATCAAAAAACAGTGCAAAGTCGATGAAGACGACACCAGTCAAGACGATGAGCTGAACGCGTATGGCTTGGCGGCCAGTGCCCGATTAGAAACTGAGTTACAGCGCCACGTATACGCCACTCGCGCAGAAATCCCAGAAAGTGATCTGGATGCTATCGCCTTGGATGAACAGCGCCACGGCGGTGAAGATTTAAAGTTGGCCATTAAATTGATGGTTGCTCACTTTTACCGAAATCGAGAGCAAACCAGCGAATTAACCCTAAAGGAAATACCAGAAGGGTTTCACGCCTTAACCGGTTTTTATCGCCTGGTACCTTACGGGGGCAACTTATGATCACAGCCGGCAAACTCAACCAACGCATAACCCTATATCGCACCATCGAAGGCAAAAGCCCCGGCGGTGCGCCTACGGTCCAGTTAGAAAAGGAAGCCAGCCCCTGGGCGGAGTTATTGCAAAGCTCAAGTGGCCAAAGCACTGGAAACGACCGCGAACAAACCTTAAACGGTTACCAGTGGAAGTTGCGCTGGCGTGAAAACATCGAGCCAGGCCACTGGATGCAGTGGCGCGGCCGTTGGATGAAAATCACCGGGGTGAACGATTCCGATCCGCGTCGCCAGGAACTTATCCTGGACGCCGACGCCAACCCGAAATCAACACCGCCCCCGATTAAGCCGGAGGTCTAACCATGATCGATAACATCGAGGTGCAAGGGCTGGCAGAACTGGAAAAGCAGTTAACCAAGTTGGGCGCTGAAATGGGCTGGCCAGTGCTTCGGGTTGCTTGTCGAGAAGCCATGAAGCCGGTTAAAAAACAAATGCAAGAAAACGCCCCGTTTGACGAAGATCCAACGCGTGAAGCCGGGCCGCATATGCGGGATAAGATCAGCTTAACCACCCGTAAAAAAGGCAGCAAAAGCAGCAAAAACACCGCCGCCGTTACCCGGGTGGGACCAACAAAGCAGCATAGCCAAAAAGCCATTGCCGCCGAGTATGGCACCGCCAAGCAATCACCAACCCCATTTATGCGTAATGCGCTTTTTGATAACCGTCACCAAGTGGTTAACACCTTCAAACAAGTGCTACGCGCCAAACTGATAGAAGTTAGCTAATGACCTTGGAACAAGCATTAAACGCCTGGTTAACCACGTTAACCGGGTTGGATTGCTATTGGCTGGAACGACCAGAGAAAGCCGATACCGCCCTGGTTTATCGTTGTTTATCACCGGGGAAAGTGGACGGTAATTTGCGCCGAACAGGCATCAAAGCCGACAGCTACAGCCTAACCATTTACCACCCAGATCCAGACGAAGGAAAGCGACTGGCTGACAAGCTAGTAACCGAGTTCGACGGTTTTAACGGTGATATGAACGGGTACAACATTCAGCTGGCCAGCTTAACGGGAGGTTTAGACCAACCCCTAACTGGTGAGCCAGGAAAGCGGCTTTACCAGTTCAATAGAGATTTTTTTATTAACCACTAACCGGGAGAACCCCCAATGAGCAACGGAATCCCAGAACCTGATTACGCCAAGCTACCCGCCGGCACCCGCTTTAAAGTGGGGGCTGTTGGTGCTGCCCTGGCTGATATGGTCCTGCTAAAAGACGCCGATCAAGTCGGCGTCACAGGTAAAACAACCTCTTACAGTCAGGTAACACGCCTGATCGACACTGACCATAAATACATGGCGCAAATGTCAGAGGGTGAAGATAAATCGTTTCGCTTCCTTGATGCTGGCGAGACTGATCAGGATCTTAATGACTTCCTGAAGTCGTCAGAACGCAAAGAAACCAAAGCGGTATTGATTGAGTGGCCAAACAAGCGTTACGCCCTAATGAATATTGTTTTAGGTGGCTGGGCACACGAAGAACCGGACAAAACCAACGCCATGTATTTGACCGTTGCCGGCAAGCAAAACGGCTTGGTTCGTGGTTTTCAAAAAGCGCCAACCATTAAGACCCAACCGCAAGACGCAACGGCCGCTGATGGTAGCGCAGTTGGCTTCACTGTTGAGCCGACCGACGATGATGTGAACGTGCAATGGCAGGAAAAACCGTCCGGTGGTAGCTGGACCGATATCACCGGCGAGATTGGTTACACCCTAAGCATGACCGCTGAAACTGCCAAAGACGGCAATCAATATCAAGCCGTGGTGACAAACCTTTATGGTTCGGTTTCAACCGATCCGGCCACCTTAACTGTTAGCTAATTAAATCCATGCCCGCCAAATGGTGGGCATGATAAGGAACCCCAACAATGAGCCTTAAAGCCCTGCTTTTAACCCCTGAAACCCCGGTACCGGTTACCCGCACTTTATTGGGCGGTGAGTTTGAATTAATCCGCCTTCCCGCTGATCGTTTAAGTCAGTTTGAAAAGAACCGCGTTAAATACAGCCAAGAACAAGATCCGGACAAGTTGAACGATAACACCGCCATGTTGGTGCTGGATTCCATCATTGATGAAGACGGCAGCCCGATGTCGAAAACCATCAAGCCTAAAGAGTTACTAAAAACTAAGTCAGTGACTGCGATTAACGCCGCCATGCGTGTGGTTCTTCAGCTTAACTACATGGCCGAAGGAGCCGAAGAAGAAGCAAAGGAAGCCTAAGCGATGATCCAGCGTTGCACTTCTGCTTTTCCCTGGGAGAAGTGTTAGGCGTTGTGGACCCAAGGGTGATACATCGGCAATGTGACAGTGAATTGATTGCACTGTGGCGCGCCTATTTCGCCCTCAAAAACGAATATCAGGGCAACACCCCGCCCCGTGATCCTTCCAAACCTAAAACGCCAACGGTGATTGATTTGCCCGATACGGACAAACAAGTGGCCGCGTGTGAGCGTTTATTGATGTAAGAGTTTGCCCATGTCAGATATTGCCAAACTAACGGTGGCGCTCTATGCCAACAGCGCCCAGTTCGTTTCTGAACTGGACAAATCAAACAAAAAGGCCAAAAGCTGGTCCAGTCAGGTTAAGGGTTCGTTTTCAGTCGCTGCCGCCGCAACGGCCGCCGCTGCCACCGCCGCCGCCGGGGCTATCGCTCTAATTTATACCCAGCAAGCCGCCGTGATCGATCAAACGGCTA